CCTCTTATTAATGCATCAAGATTTGTTGGATCGAAAATGTTTTGACTAGCCTCTCCTACTCTTGTCCAGAAATCACCACCAGTACCAATTGTAGTACCTACTGCTCTTAATCCAGCTAATTGTAAGGGATTAAAATCAACATCTTTCCAAGTTCTAGTTGCATCTTGTGCAATATCTTCTGGCATATAGAGTACCATCTTCTTGTACGTACCAGAATCAAATTCACCAGCACCTAGTCCAGTTATATCATAATCAGAGAAGATACCACCGTAATTATTACCACTATTATCTCCCAAACATTTTGCCTTCCTAAATGGAGGACTGTATTTGTAGACACTAAACATTATATAATCATCCGCAGTCTCTACCTTGTCAAGTGGAAACCTTAACGATGCGTTACTTGATGATAATATTTCAGCTATGTTCATTGAATCTTACGTTTGGCACGGAACCTAAATTTTGTCGCAGGATCATTCTTTAACCAGACAGACTTAGATGGGTAAGGAGTTTCTAAATTTCCTCTTGACTTAACAAATCTTTCTATTGGCATATAGATTGCGGAATCCCAGTCTGTCTCAGCAATTTCTATGAATAGACCACCTGTCACATCTTTACGCTTGTATTTATGGATAACTTTTCTAGGTACATCTATCTTACCCTTTAAAAGAGCATCAATTGTTTTCAATCTCTTCTTGGGACTGACATAATGTAGGTTAGCCATATAAAAATGGTCTTGTTTTTTACTTAACACTACACCTACTGGTAGTTGATCGTAGAAAGGTAGGTATTGTTTAGTTGCCTTGGCATCGTACTCAAACAGTACCATAGTACCTACTCTTGGTGTGTACCTGACACCATTAGCATCGTCAGTATTTGATTGTTCTCTAGCAATGATCTGATCTTTGGTTGTGTCTGAGTAAGTAGAACGCAATGCTACGGAGGCTGCCTTAGTCCACCAAGATTCTGATCTGTCTTGACCATCTTGTGCTTCTTCTAGTTTTTCAAAAACGGAGTCCAAGTTCTTTTTCTGTGAAGACTAAAAATTCTGCTTGTCTTTTTCTACAATACTTCCTAGCTGCATCCCACTTTGCTTGGTTCTTAGCGTATGTGTTTGCTTCATAGAGGTATTGTTTGTTAGACTTTTTGGATTTGATTGGTGGTTTAGTTTGTTTGATTGGTTTGATCTCAATAATATATTTCTTTAACCTACCATCTTTATCCCTTACTTTTATATAGAAGTCGGGGTAGTACTTACTAACCCTACGTGTTAAAGGATTCTTGTACGGTATCCATATCTCCTCACTTCCCCACTCTAATATGTGTGGGTGTGTATCACAGTACTTCATAAATTTCTGTTCCCACGAAGAACGATAGAATATATTTCTATGATCACCACGGTACTTAGACACATTCGCTGGAATATATACTCCCTGCTTGTACATAAATAAGATGTATTCCTTTAGCCTATTTAGATGGCAAATCTTTATTCAAAGGTTCAGGAGAAACTAGTACGTGGTGGTGGGATTGCAAAGTCCAACCAGTTTCGTGTCGTATTTCCTGATCTAACAGGAGGAATCTTTAATGCAGACTTTCCAGTTAACTTCGATAGAAGTACACTGGAGGTTCTTTGTAACAATGCAACACTACCTAGTGTAACTGCTGCTACATCACAAGTGAATGGATATTATACAGGTTCGTCTTGGAAGTATCCGACAATGAAAATGTATGGTGACTTAGGTCTTAGTTTTATTTGCGATGCAAATATGACTGCCTTTAAGGTGATGAACTCTTGGTTCGATAGGATCTTTCAAGAGAAGAGTATGTTTGATATGAAGGAGAGAATACCAGATGAGATGAGTCATTACCCTCAACGTAATCGAAATCGTTTCACTCGTATGTCATATCCTGATGATTATATGAGAACAATTATTGTAGACAAGTTTGAAGCAGGTCCAAGATATAATGAACAAGGTAGAAGTATGCGTTACTTTTTTACTCACGCTTATCCGTATTCAATTGATGCGGTACCTCTAGATGCAGGTACTACTACCCTTATGACTGCTACCGTTAACTTCTACTACGAGAAGTTTGAGATACAGTACGAGGATGCTAGACAGAACCTACAGAGTCAGAGTAATAATATAAAAAGTTCAAACAGACCACCTACTTCTCTAGCTGGTGCGATTGACAACGTGAAGGATGCATTTTCTGATTTTACCAGCACATTCACTGACCTGTTTTAAAAAAACTGGAAAAAAAACTCGGCAAATTTTTTGACCCTTTAGATTTTTTTATGTTTAATCTTGATTACTGCTTAGATCTAGCTAACGTTAAGAAAGAATCTCTTACGTCTGGGTTAGATCTTTTTGTCGTACAGTATGAACCTGATACTTACAAGTGTAAATTATATTTCATAAACAGACAGAAGAATTGTCTGCACAAATACAGTGGTGATAAGGTAACTCACCAATATTTTGGTGACCGCACAGATAACTGGAGAAATGACGAGCCAGATTATGGTAGTAACTTAAAGAAAGTAGCAGATCATCTTGGTATTTCTATCAGTCCTAATCATAGAGTCTTTATAGATGTGGTAGAGGATGATGATTATTATATTAATTTCCAAGCAGCACCTAGAGAAGTTGCTCTTGCGGTAACACGTGCTGTGATGGTAACGTATTTTATAGGAACTACTGAGGTACTAGAGACTCTTAATGATATTAATGGTACCAATTGGAAGACAATAGAAGAAGCACTAGCTGTGGATGGGATGTTGGGTATTAAGATACCATTCTATCCATCTAAGAGTGTTGTTAAACTATATTCTAAACCATTTCGTGAGAAGATAGGTGGTAACTTGGAGTTCGATGCTGCAACCTATTCTGTATTGGAGCAGATATATAGTGATAAGTTCCATTCCCATCGTCGATTAATAAACGAGGGACTAGTCTTAGGTAAAGAACCTAGGACTGGTAGGACTGTGATCTATTGTGCTCGTAATGGTGCTAGATCACCACGCTAAATAAAGATACTGAACTGAACATACTATGCCTTTACCAAAAATTGAGGTGCCTATTTACACCACTGAACTCCCTTCAACTGGTCAGACAATTAAGTTCCGTCCCTTCTTAGTTAAAGAAGAGAAGGTATTATTGATGGCTATGGAGTCAGAAGATGAGAAACAGATCACTGATGCTGTCGTCACTCTCCTTACTAATTGTATTCAGAGTAGACTAAAGGTTCGACAACTTCCAATGTTTGACTTGGAGTATTTGTTCCTACAAATTCGTGGTAAATCTGTGAGTGAGCAATTAGATCTTAAGATTACTTGTAATGATGATAATGAAACAGTTGTTGATGTAGCAATTAATCTAGATGACGTGAAGGTTGTTAAACCTGAAGGTGCTAGTGATATGGTACAACTCACTGATCATATTACTATTAAGATGAAGTATCCTCAATTAGATACTTTTGTCAAGAGTAATTTCTCTGCACAAGCTAAACCTGAGGAGGCATTTGATGTTATCTCTCAGTGTATTGATCAGATCATTGAAGGTGATGAAGTACACGAAGCTTGTAACGCAACTAAGAAAGAACTAACTGCCTTCCTAGATAGTTTGACTTCAAAGCAGTTTGAAAACTTACAGAAGTTCTTTACTTCTATGCCTAAGTTATCACATACATTTACTGTGAAGAACCCTAACACTGGGGTTGATAATGAGTACACATTGGAGGGACTAGCAGCTTTTTTCGGCTCGTGATGTCGTATAACAGTCTTGAAAACTATTTTAGGACTAACTTCTCTCTTATACAACATCATAAGTATTCTCTAACGGAATTAGAAAACCTACTTCCTTGGGAAAGGGAGATCTATGTGACTCTATTAATACAACATCTTGAAGAGGAAAAATTAAGACAGCAGAACCAATCTAATGGCTGACATATCAAAAACTTTTGGGGGGTCTGGAGATTCCGCTAGAATAAAAGCTGCTATCTTTGGTACCAAAGATGAGACGATAGGTGCTGCTCAATTAAAACAACAGATGATCACTAACAGTTTGCTTAGTGATTTGGTTAGGACTCAACGAGAACAATTAAAACTTGATAATAAACGTCTTCTACTAGAGAAGAAGATGATAACCCTGCGTAAGATGCAGGCTCAAGAGAATGAGATAGAGAACCAAGGATTTAGATTAGGTCAGAGAGCTGGTGGTAGTCCAGGTGGTAGTGGTAGGTTTAATTTACCAGCAGTTAACTTAAGAAACCTAGGATTGTTAGGTTTATTATTTGGTCCT